AGTTAACGCCTGTTAGATTTCCGTTCTCATCCAGTATAGGAGTTGAGTTTGCAGGAAGATCACGAAGGGCTTGGCAGTAGTCAATCCATGCTTGGGATGGGGTAAGGTCACTGCGAAAACGCCAATCTGTAAGAGCAATGAGTCTATCTCTTTCTACTCTTAATAATCTCATTGGTTCTGCTGCTTCTAGTTCTGTAATCTTTGCTTGGATTTCTTCTTCAGTTGGTGGTATTTGAGCATCATGATAAATAATCTCACCATTTGCTGTTCCTGTTATTTGACCACCAACTAATTCTAAAATTGCTAAAGATTTATTTATTCTCATAAGGCTATCTCTTGCATAAGCAAATAGTGATTTGACCCAGTATGGGTTACAACAAACTTTGTAGCTAATGTTTTTGCAAAGATTCTAAGATATAATGTTTGATTTTCTGAATAACTTGATAAGTTTGATGTTGTTCTTGTTCCGGCTTTAAAAAAAGCCTTAAATGTATTGGGCTCATATTCAATACTTATTGGTTCATAATAATTTCTATAAGTTACATCACTTAATGAGTTATCGTCACTATGTGTAGTATTATCAGATGATGTTAAACAGAAATCCAATTGACTGGCAGTAGTGCCATTGACATGGGTCATCCCAGAATATAATTCAAAAAATAAAAAAGATTCAGAACTTGATTTTAATGTTTGAAATGAACCAGATATCCCAACATTAGAGTAAGAACTATTTGTTGTAAAAATATCTCCTGAAGTTTCCTGCCAATCTAATATCTGGGTTTGTATAATATGCCCAGCAGGAAACGTCACTCCACTGCCAATCGTTCCATCATCAAAACTTACTAGACTGCTCGATCTTTTGCTGCCGATGTAACTCATCAGGTGATCTCCAGATAGCTGAGATGTACATCTACGGCTGATGCCGAATCTGCGGTAACCGTCAGGTTTTCATTCGGCACAAGTACCAGTTTTCCACCGTCTAGAAGATTTACAGAAGATCCCACTGGAATTGGAATATTTGTAATGTAGCTGGTGTAGCTAGGAGTTCCAGTATCGTACTTAATTTCAACAGTTAGTGTACGAGACGCAGAAGATTTGTTAGATGCTATCAGTCCGATGCAAACGACTTCTGTTGCTGAAGCAACATCTGACGCTAAAACATCAGTTCTTGAAGTTCCTGCGGTTACGGTTTTTCGGAGGAATGCATTTGCCATATTTTAACCTAGTGCGATTGCCATTACGACAGGATCTGCGCCTGATGCCGCACCTGTGTTGTCAGTTGCATATTCCAGTGCGGTCCCTGCTGAATTCACTTTCAAGACTTGTCCTGCAGATCCCAAAGCAGTTAGTCCGGTTCCACCAAGTTGATAAGGGATTGTTCCTGCTGTGATCTCCTGCCCACTGAGACTAAGATAGTTGTTGCTAACGGTGGCAAGGCTTACGTTGGTGCTATTGTCTGTTCCTACCGGATCGAAATCTGTCCCAGAAACAGGGATTGACGGTTTATTTGCAATGTCTGTTGTCCAATCAACCTGCCCAACGGTGATTGCCTGACCAGAAATCGTCAGGTAATCATAGGTCGTATTATTGAGTGTCACATTTGTACTGTTATCAGTTCCTACAGGATCGAAATCTGTTCCACTGACAGGGATTGTTGGCTTGTTTGTTATGTCTGTTGTCCAATCAATTGCACCTAGTGTTATTGCTTGACCTGTGATTGATAAGTAGTCGTAGTTTGTAGTGTTTAACGAAACATTCGTGCTATTGTCTGTGCCAACTGGATCGAAATCCGTTCCCGAAACAGGTATGGTTGGTTTATTTGCAATGTCTGTTGTCCAATCAATTGCACCTAACGTTATTGCTTGGCCTGTGATGGAGAGGTAATCGTAGGAGGTTGTTACTAGGCTTACGTTTGTGCTATTGTCTGTGCCAACTGGATCAAAGTCTGTCCCAGAAACAGGAATCGTAGGTTTGTTTGAAATGTCTGTTATCCAATCAATTGCACCTAACGTAATCGTTTGACCAGCTAAAGATAGATAATCGTAGGAGGTTGTTACTAGGCTTACGTTTGTGCTATTGTCTGTGCCAACTGGATCGAAGTCTGTTCCACTGACAGGAATCGTAGGTTTGTTTGAAATGTCTGTTGTCCAATCAATTGCCCCTAGTGTTATTGCTTGTCCGGTAAGGGATAAGTAATCATAGCTTGTGGTTACTAAACTAACATTAGTGCTATTGTCTGTGCCGATAGGATCAAAGTCTGTTCCACTGACAGGAATACTTGGTTTATTCGCAACGTCTGTCCAATCAATCGCTAAATGACTTTTTAGCGTAGCAGCATCTACGGTTGTGCTAATTGTGCCACTGGTTGTGATCGGGCTTCCTGTGAAACTGATTCCATTCGCACCTGTCAGTCCAACACTAGTGACCGTCCCTGTTCCCGATCCAGTGATCCATTCGATGTCATTTGCAGTGCTGTTGACTGCGAGAATTTTTCCTGCGTTGTTCGTGTAGCTTGGGAGAACGTCAGCAGCAGTTGGAACAGGAAGAGTGATATTGGAAGTGGTTGTACTGTCGGATAGACTGAAGTTGATGGTAGTGGAGTTGACTTGATTGACATCGGTAACAGAAACTCCATCGTCTCCGTCTGTTCCGTCTGTTCCATCTGCTCCGTCTGCACCAGCAGGGATGTTGAAAATCAATTCTCGATTCTGAGAATTGCTGGTTCCCGTTTCCGTAACGGTAGCAGATGCTCCTGCCGCTAATGTATTCGTTGCACTGACGGTGATCGTGGCAGCATCTCCTGCAGGGCCACGAATTCCTGAGATCTGGGTCGGAGAAGAACCGTCATCGTAGTTGATTGTCATCACATCTCCTGATTTGGAGATGCTTGAGATACTACGACCTGCAGGGCCAGTGTCTCCTTGCGGTAAATCCACCGTCAAATCGGATAGCGTGTCCGTAAACTGGAAAGTCAGGGTATGATTCTGAGTATCGTGCGAAACGAACTGAATTCCTGTTCCAGTAGGGCCAGTTGGGCCAGCAGGAATCGTAAAGGAGGGTGTGGTTCCTACAGTATACCCTTGATTATTCAGGGTATAGCCGAAGGTCATTGTGACGGTGGAGAGATCGACTGACTGTGCTAGCGAAACACTGTCGATTGCTGGGCCTTGTGGCCCTTGTGGGCCACGGATATTCTGGTTTGTTGGTAGATCTGCATAGAGTGCAGAGAAATTAGCATAGGTCTGGTTGTTGGAATCCAACACACCAGAGGGCATGGGAATATCGTCAAGGTCGAGAAGTGTTGCGTCTGTTTCTAGATCAGACCCTTTAACTTTACGGGTCTGAAAGACTACCGTTTCATTGTTTGAACCTACAACGGAAACCGTCATACCCACCTCCTGCTAACCTTCATTCTCACCCGATTTGCTCCTCCTACTCTGCGAATCCGGTTTTCACTCTCTTCTCTTCTTGCTTCTGCAACGAATTGAAGGAATCGTTCTCTGAAGACATTGCTCTTCTGAACGTTGCGGAGTTCGTTTTCCTTGAGATAAGCCCGTTCCACTGCACCGAAAACCAACGCTTCATGAAAGCGTGATCCGATGATCGGAGTGTCTGTTCCTCCAGCCACGTTGGCGTAGTTTTGTAAAGCGTTGCGTGGAGGATTCCGAGTTCCTTGCAATTCTATAGACGGTAGAACTACGGTAGTACCCTGAAAGAAACCGCTAGCATCAAAAAGCAGATCGGTTCCACTAATGGCATCCACATCAGTAGTCGGAGTTTGTAGGAGGTAGTTGGAAAAAACATTAGACGATACAAACGTGACTGACGCATTGGAAACAGTCCCTGTATTGGTCGTAGTTTTGGACAGCGTGACCGTAGTGCCACTGATCGCTGAGACGGCAGTCTTCTCAGGAATATTGGTATTCCCACCAACATACATCCCAACTGCTAAATCTGATGCGTCAGAAACAGTGATCGTTGTTGTTGTAGCGTTAAAAGAAGCGGTGACCGTACTGACGATGTTGCCAGCAGGAATCGGATAAAGTCGGAAGGTGGAAGCGGACTGATGATCCAAGACAATAGCCCGGATTGGGCCTGTCTGGGAACGCCAATCTGCATCTACAGGCTCATGTAGAAAGGAAGAAGCCTCATCCAGTACGGTGGGACTGATGATCGGGATTTCTACTGCACGATTGCGTACCCGAGCACGTTGAATATCCATCAAGGCAGGATATTCTACACTGTTTGAGGACAGGGTTGGCACATCATAGGTTGCAACCAACCCCTGTAGATCAACGTTTGTAGTGTATAAAGGGAATCCAGTTAGGCGGATGAACTCGTGTTGAGCATCAAAGATGTAATCGTTGATCTCTGCAACTGTCCATCTACGATTTTCGGTATCCTGTAGTAATCGTTCAACTCGATCCTGAAGGTTCCCCAGCGTTAATGTCATCTTCTACCGTGTAGTTGTGCTTCCGTTTTGGAGGTGCTTTCACCGTTTTTGCTTCTGATTTGGCAGCATTTCCGGTGTCGGGGTCGATCAACACAGGAGAATTCTTAGGGGGTACAATCAATGAGATTGGAAATCTAGGTCTGCGGTATCCTTCGGGAGGTCGAGAGTATTGAGTCTGGGTGTATTCAGTTTCGTAGCATTCGTTCATCAGGCGATTGATGTGAATGGCAGAAACAACTCGTGCGGAACCTCGTGGAATGACTACCCGAAATCCGTTAATTGAGGATGCTACTTCAGCCGTGTCATGGACATCTCGTCCCATTTCAATGCGGATTACCCCATATCCATCAGGAATACTGGCTGGATCACCGTCCCATTCTTTGGCTAAGTTAGCATGGGCAGAGACCTGTGAAAACCGTCCTGTTCCGGGGTTGTAATAAGCTTGGGATAGAGATGGTTCGTAGTACTGGGCTTGAGCCATTTTTAGCCTACATTATAGTTTAAAGCGTATAAACTCGCAAGGTGACCGAACACGACCACCTCACGAATTTAATGAGAAATTACACCAACTGGGTTGGGTAGGGATTGGAGTCGAAGCGGTAGTTCACCCAGACATATACTACTCCTGCAGTATTTGCTGCGGTTCCCGTTACGCTTACTCTTACAATCTGGTCAGTAGGTACGGGGGTCATCCGATCCCCTGCATCTACTCCAGCTACTCCAGCAGAGCCACCTGAACCAGCATCAATTGCGGTAGCCGTATAGTCATTTGCTGTGGTAGTGTTCCCTAGATTGATGTCTGCATTCACCACTCCGAAAAGGGTTTTCTTGACAACAACAATGTCATCGATGATTGCCCCAATCGGAAGCTTGATGTCATAAACATCCGTTCCATTTTTAACAGATGTGATCTTAATGTGCTCAGAAGTCTGAGGCACATAACTCATCTGCATCTTATCGCTCTTCATAACATCTCCTTTAGATGAGAGTGTCCCGGGATCTTAGTAATCCCGAGACTTATTGGTTTCAGCTATTCGCTGCGTAGAGGGTTCCGGTGGTTACTGTGGAAGCCAGTGTTGATACACCTGTTTCAATTGTAATGATCCAATCCTCGTTAAGGATTAACTGACCATGCATGAATGTGTATCCTACTGTACCACGTTGACCCAATGGATCGGTTCCGCTAGGTGTCGGACGGACAACTTTAGGAACGATGCTGTCCATTCCCCCGATAGTTGCAGTGCCTACGGCATCTTTTGCGAAGATCACAATCGGGTAAACTTCAGCATATGAACCGGAAGCATCCTCTACGAGAGATGTCCCTGCTGCGCCAGCACCGAGGGAGTTGTCTCCGTCCCGATCAAAAGCAACTGCTTGAGTGGTTACCAGGAAGCGAACTCCCTTGTAGGAACCAATCTCAAAGTCCATTGCTTGTGAGCTATTGGCGTACTGCTCGACAGGTACGAACCCATTTAGAGCCTCTAGGTCGTAGCGCAAGATCGGGTGGCAGATCGCAACATAGCTAGGTCGCAAAGGTTGCGTGGAAACGTCAGGAGTTGCTGCTAGCATCTCTGTCAGTTTCTCTGCGTCTAGCCCTTCTAAGTGCCGAATTGCACGATCCAGATCGGCAGTAGACACTACCCCGTTGACTGCAGCACGAGAGGTAATTGCGGCCCCACCAGCATAAATGGTGTTGGCTGGATTACGGAAAGTCTTGTAGCACAACAGATCGATCACTTCTGCAGCTTGCTGCGCCTGACGTTCCGTGATGATACTGATGTAGGGATCTTGTCCCAGCAGTTCCATCAGGTCAGTCACAGGCACATATCTACCGTACTGGCGGATGGTTGTGCTGATGACTTCGCTTTCTAGCTGGTCAAAATCGGGAGTTACCAAAAGTGTTCATCTAAGTTCGCTAGACTTAGACCGTCCAAAAGGACTGCTTTATATTCCTATAAAGTTCAGACTATATCTTCACCTACTTGAGGTGTGCCGCACTTCGGATCGCTTGATCCTACTCCCTTTCGGGATAGTCGTTGAAGGTTCCCTTTCGGGCTTCCCTGCTGATTGTCCGGTCTGGAGTTCCCAGCAATTCACGGCATTTTCACTAACCTGTCGCCAGATTAGGGGGCATAACTCAGTTTACCCTCTCCCAACGGTGTATCGTTTAGAGGAAATTTCTTGTACCGTCTGTGTCGCATGACGTTGCCGTCATTGCGGCCCTTGGTATCTTTCTGAGCGAACCGAGCAAAAGTCAGGTTCTTCTTCGCTACAGGTAGCATCTTACTTTGAATCGTCAACGCATCTTCGGTTGACAGGTCTCCGTAAAGATTACCGCTAGTCGTAGCGTAAGCGGTAGTCGTAATAGCCATTTTGGTCTCCTATTAAGTCTGCGTTAGTTGATGCCAGAACTTGCTTTTATCGTCTAAAGAAGCAATTCCAGCTTTAGGTCGTTCGGGTGCCGACTTTCGTGAGACAACACTACTGGCAGCTTTCCGTCTTTCTATTTTCTGAGGATCTGGTTGTGGAGTAGAGGCTACGGGTTGCGTAGGTTCTTGACGTTGGGCTTCGTCTGGATATTCAAAAAGAAAGGATCGCATCAGGTCTACAAAAGCATCCGGGCTGGAAAAATTGGTAACCACTGATTTACGGTAGTCACTTCCAAGAACCCACTGGGCAAAGACCGGAGAATCAAAGTCGATCTCCCGGGCGTTGAGAATCCCAAGTTGGGTATTTGCCAACTGATGTCTTTTGGACAAAGAGTCCTGTACCTGTCGTCGTTCTCTTTCTTTCCTGAATTCCTGAATCTCCGGGTCTACCTGTTGTTGCATCTGCTTGATGCGCTTGTCCAACAGGGTAGTCATTCCTCGAAACAGTTCGGGAAATGCCTCGAGTTCATCTCGAACGTCTTGCGGCAAATCTGATAACAACTCCTGTAGGTTAGGCACCGGGTCAGGTGGTGCTTCCTGCTTGGGTTGCGTCTCCCGGTTTCTCTTGAGATCTTCGATCTCCTGCTGTAACCGAGATAATGATTCGTTCATCTCCTTGTTTTCAGCCTTTAACTTGGAGATGAATTCTTGCGAGTCTCGAAAGCGTTTTGCCAACTTGGGGTCGTTCTCCAAGGTGGGTTCCGGTTTCGGCTCTGGTTTTGGTTCCGGATCTGGCTCTGGTTCAGGGTCGACTGCAACAGGCTCTGATTCCGGTTCGGGTTCTGAATTAACTTGGTCTTTTCCTACAGAAATCTGGGTCCAGATATCTTCTTTAGAAGGTTCAACAGGAAGTTCTTCAACGTTTTCATCGGTCGATGGAACTTCTTCCAATTT